TCTTAAAGGACGGCACGAATTACATCAAAATTCGCGATATTGCAAAGGCGCTCGATCTGGATGTGTCGAATAAGGGGAATATCCCGATTCTGAATCACAAAGGAGGCTAAACGATGCGGCGCGGCTGGCCAGACTTGCCGCGCAGCGAGTGGGAGCGTTTGATCTCTGAATGGATTCTAAAAGATTCGTACCGAGACATCATGCGGCGATACCTCTGCGACGGATGGACGCAGGAACGGATCGCAGAGCATGAGGGACTTTCCCTCAACGGTACAAAAAACATCATCAAGCGGTGCACGGACGCACTTTCCGCGCACATGTAAACAGGCAGACACGGCATGCGCTGTGTCTGCCTCTTTTTTGTGCCTTTTTTGGCCTTTTTCTGGCCCGAACGTTGGCTGTTTTGTGACGGACTTTTCCATCATACTGAACGTAGGAACTGGCCAGTTCACTACATTTTTCGGAGGGAATTTTATGGAATACGCAAGCAACGGCAAGGGGAATCTCGGCGTTACGCTCGGCGCGATCGGCACGGGCCTCGGCGTGTTTGGCGGCGGTCTGAGCAACCTGTTCGGCGGCTGGGGCGCGAATCCGGCTGCAGCGGCGATGGCTGCAAGCAACAGCGACAACCATCTCGTAAGCCGCTATGAGGCGTCTCAGGCGGCACGAATCGCAGAGCTGGAAACGGAAGTAAAGCTCCGCGATGCGAACACGTACACGGATCAGAAGATGCTCGAAATGTACAAGTACACGGATGGGCGACTTCGTAGCGTCGAAGAGCAGCTGTGCCAGCAGCGTGTCGTCAACGCGCAGACCGTGGCGAACCTGTCCTGTATGCAGAACGAGCTGGCTACGCTGTCGGGCCTGACCAAGACGGTGATCCCCATCAACAACGTCTGCCCGGAACCGATGCAGCGTTATAACTGCTGGAC